CTATTAGAGATTTTGTAATAAACCATTCCAAAGAATTAAAGTCATCTGCAGATAGGGAAGTAAAGATGACAAAACTCGATAAAGGAACATATAGTGGAAGGCCATTGTATCGTTATGAATTTAAAGGAACTACATATGAAGCAGTACCCGTAACAACTAATATCAATAGGTATAAAGTTTTTAAAATGGAAAAATTTGGTACTGGCAATGCTATGAAACGTGGTGAAGTAGTAAAAAAAGAATTTGGTGGTAGTGCATATGAATTAAGGTCGGCTATAGCATCCGGTCGAGTTAAATAAGGTAATATGAAAAAAGAGAATCAGATTTGGTTCTCTTTTTTTTTGTAAATTAAATAATTTTTTGTATATTTAATCTTATTTACTACATATGAATATAAAAGCGTTAAGTAAAATAGAAAAGGGATATGTAAAATACGATTGGTTAGAAGTAATCAATAAAATCAAATTTACATACGAAGATTTAGAAAACATAACCGATATAATTGATATGTTCAAAGATAATAAATCGGCAAAGGAATTGGTTATATGTAGATATAAACACCTGTCAGCATATGTTACAATAGAGAAAGCAGATTATATTAAATTGTTAGATTGGTTATATAATAAGTTTATACAATTGGAAATATATGAAAGTTGTGAAAGAATATTATTTATTAAAAAAAGTTTAAAATGAATTTAATAGAAATAGTAAAAGCTTGGGCAACTGCGGTAAATCCCGATCCTACTCAAGTTAAAATGGCAGCTGAAAGATATTCTATATGTGTAACCTGTCCTTCAAAAAAAGAAATATTATCTGATCAAAAATGGTCAGAAGTATGTGGTGAATGTGGGTGTCCGTTGAAAGCAAAAATATATACACAATCAGGAAGAGCATGTCCTTTAGGTAAATGGGATGAAGTTGATAAAAAATATTTTAAATAATTAATTATGGTAATAGTACCCCAGACTCCAATAACGGAGGCCAGTTTTGAAAGATGGAAATCTCATAGAATTGATGTTAGTGATGAAAATGAAAATTATTTTTATTACATTATTCCACTAATAGAAGTAGGTGAAGATGAAATAAATGATATAGAAGCAGTACCTGCATTGTTTAGTTCCGAATCGGATGAATTTACTGATGCTGATGGAAATCCTCTATTTACAATGAGATTATTTGATGAGGATTTGCCAGAGTTGACTTCCGAAGAAGAAGTTGAAATTCTATATCAGATACTAACAAAAAGAGATTTGTTAATGTCAAAATAATTTCGTATATTAGAGTAAATTAAACTCTAAATATGAATAAGTACACAGAAGAACAACTTAAAAAAAATTACGAAAGATTTATTTCAATAATCAAAAAGTATTTCACAGGAGAAAGACTTGAAAAATTGTTGCATATGTATTCCGAAGGTGAATTGGGAATCAATCTAACAATTGCGCCTGCTTCAGGATCAAAACATTATCACAATGCATACGTTGGTGGTTATATTGACCACATCTTTAATGTATGTAGAAATTCTCTTTCAATGAAAAAGGTATTTGAAGAAGCTGGTGGTATTTGTGATTTTACGGATGAAGAATTGATATTTGCAGCATTACATCATGATTTGGGAAAGTTAGGCGTTAAAGGTTCTATGCACTACCTACCAAGTTCAACCGATTGGGAGATTAAAAAGGGAATTCTTTTTGCTCGTAATGAAGATATTCCATATATGACTTTAACTGATAGAACATTCTTTACTTTACAAGAATACGGTATCACCTATAATGAAAAGGAGTATTTTGCAATTAAACTTACCGATGGTATGTACGATGAAGATAATCAAAAATATTTGAAAGGACATGATATCAAAAAACAATTAAAATGGAAATTGCAATTCATTTTACATTGGGCGGATCATATGTCTACGGTAATTGAAAGACAAAATGTTATTGGATAATGACAATTTGTCATAAAATTATTATTGGTATAATAATTGAACAATACTATTCAAATTATTTTATAACAAAAAAAAACAAAAAACTATGCTAACAGAAGATTTTTTAAATCACTTGTTTGAAACTCCAAACTATTCAAACAGGTCTACAACATTTGTTCCGTCTAAATTTGCAGTAGATCTTAAAGAAGATACTGCATTAATTGCTCTATCTGTCATTGGACATGATGCAGAAAACATTGATATCAACTGCTTTGAGGATAAAATTGAAATCAAAGCTAAAGTAGGTGATAAATATGATAGTGAAAAAACGCATCCAATCAATCAACTAATATCAAACATTGATGAAACTATTAAAATTGGTAAATCATTTGATGGTAGAAAAGCAAATGCAGAAATCAAAAATGGTATTCTTCTAATTACCGTTGAGAGAAAAGAAGAATCTAAACCCAAAAAATTAACCTTAAAAGTTGGTTAATTCGGTTATATTTCGTATATTCGAAAGGTAGAACAAAAACAGTTCTACCTTTTTTATTTATTAAAATATATTTATTATTATGATTTACAATGAAAAAATACAAACATTATTAGATTCTCTATATGGGAAACTAAAGGTTTTACAGAATGTTGCAACAGGTGCACAACAAATGGATTATACTTCTTTGAATCAAACGATTGAAGATAGTAAAAAATTAGTAGAAAGAATATCTGAATTGGTGAACATCAATCGATAGGTATGAATTGGTTAAAATATCTAGTTGGTTTATCCGCTATTATAATAGCAGGGTGTGCAGCATATTTTTCCGTAACAGGATTGGGTGTACTATTTAGTGGTGCATCCATTGCTGTTATGGTGATGGCATCTTCTTTGGAGTTTGCAAAGTTGGTTGCAGCAACATATCTTAAACAAAAATGGGATTCAATTAAAGGATTTAATAAGTGGTATTTAACAATATCAGTTGGTATTCTTATGCTTATCACATCTGCCGGTATATTTGGTTACTTATCAAATGCGTTCCAACAACAATCTTTAAAATTACAACAGGTAGATAGAGAGATATTGGTACATTCTACAAAAATAGAACAAAATAATACGCAAATATCACAGTTATCAACTCAAATTAGTGAATTTAACTCAAATCAAGGTAAAATTATTGATGGTGGTAAAGTAAATTCCAGATTGTTACGTTCCATTGATAATAGAGATAAAGAAATTGCAAAATTAAACGATAAAATTTCAATTTTACAAGACGGAAATGCAAAAGAAAATGAAAAAATTAACGAAATTAAAAATGCTAACATAGATTTGGAAAAAGAAGTTGGTGGGTTTCGTTTTGTTGCGGATGCATTTGGTTTAGAATTGACAACCGTTGTTAAATTTTTCATATTTTTGATTGTAATAGTGTTTGATCCACTTGCAATTGCTTTAATTATCGCATTTAATGGAATGGTTTCTAATAAAAAGGAAAAACAAAAAGAACTTTTAGTTGAAATGATGGAAAATGACCAAAAATTGGGTTTATATGAAATATATGGTGATAAAAAAGAAGATATAGTGGAAAATATTTTTGAAAATGAGGTTCATAGTGGAAAAAATTCCATAAAAGAAGAAGAAACTCCAATTATAGTGGAAAATAATATAAGAATTCCAATTGATTTGGATGGGGATGGTGTTGTGGATGGGTATGATACGAATAATGATGGGATGATAGATGTATGGAGTGCAGAAGGACACAAAGAAAGAGAATTAGGATTAAGAAATATGACTCCATATTATACAAATGCGGAATTTGATTGGTCAGATAAATCCAAATGGATAAATGACCAAAATGCAGTTAACTATTGGTTAGCTTATAAGAATCGTAGAACCTAAGTTTGATTAAAAAATATTAATTTGGTTTTTTAAATTATTTTTTGTATATTTGATGTATGAATATAGGATATGCGTGCATTAATATGACAATGGGTAAAAAGGTAACAACCAATCGCACTATGGTTAAGAAAACTTTCACCCAAAAAGGTTTAGATTATGTTTCCGATTTGGTTTTGTTGAATGTTTCCGATTTAGAACAAATTATTGATTGGAACGAACAAAATGAAGTAAAATTTTATCGTATGAGTTCCGAAATGTTTCCATGGGCATCGGAATATCAATTTAATCAATTAAAGGATTGGAACAAAATCAAAGTAATACTACAAAGATGTGGTGATAAAGCAAATAGATACGGACAGAGGTTGACATTTCATCCCGGTCCATTCAATGTATTGACTTCACCAAAAGAGTCCGTTGTATCCAATACAATTGCGGATTTGGAGGTACACGGACGTATTATGGATGCGATGGGTTTATCAAAAACACCATACAACAAAATTAACATACATTGCAATGGTGTTTATGGAGATAAACTATCGGCTATGGATAGATTTTGTTTAAATTTCAATAGATTATCGGATTCTGTCAAAAGTAGATTGACAATTGAGAATGATGATAAAGCATCTATGTACTCTATTAAAGATTTGATGTATATTCACAATAAAATTGGTATTCCAATCGTTTTTGATTACCATCATCATAAATTTTGTACAGGCGATTTATCGGAAGAACAGGCACTCAAATTAGCAGCAACAACTTGGCCGGATGGAATCACTCCTATTGTTCATTATTCAGAATCAAAATCATTACATGAAAACAATTCAAAACTTAAACCCCAAGCACATTCCGATTATATTAATTCCCTCCCCAATATATACAAATTGGATGTGGATATTATGGTCGAAGCAAAAGCAAAAGATAAAGCAATAATTCCATTTATAAATAATGTAACCTGTGAGTATAGTGGGTTACGTTCCTTAAACACATATCAAATATGAAATTAATAGTAGAAAAAAACAAACAAGGATTTGAAACGCCAGAATTTAGAGAATATCTAAAAACACCCGTACCAAAATCTGAAATAACTACATCAGAAGCAGATGAGTTAAGAAAAACATTAGAATCCGCACACAAACAATTTGGTGGAATTGGAATATCTGCAACGCAGATAGGAATTAAGAAAAGAGTATGTTATATAAAATTTAGAGATACGGAATTATTTCTAATAAACCCTTTTATAAAAGAAAGATCAAAAGATGCATTTCTTTTCTTTGAAGCATGTCTTTCTATGCCAAGAACAATGGATGTACCACTACGGACAATTAGAAGTTCAAAAGTTACCATAGTTACAGATAATATGGGTGAATTAGAATTTGAGATAAATGTAGAAGGTGATAAAGAAGAAGTTTCTACCGAAACAATGATGACAGTATTGGTTCAACACGAGATAGACCATTTGGATGGAGTTACTATAAAAGATAGAGTATATTCTACAACTATTGTTAATAAAATCAATTATGGTAGAAATGATAAAATTGTGATGAAATCTCCGGATGGTGATATGGTTGAAGTTAAGTATAAAAGAGCAAACGAATATTTTTTAAAAGGATACGAAATACTATAATATATGGAAACGATAATAATAATAATTTTATTCACATTTTTAGTAGTTGCCGGTTGGTGTATTTTTAATCTTTTGAATAAATTAGAAAAATATGAAGAGATTACCGATGATTATCAACTATTTATTGAAACAGAAAAGAAAAGAAATGAAGCATTACTAGACGCATTGAGGCAAATTGATCAACGTCAGATGTTTGAGAAAGATGATGAAGTAGGTTCTATATTTTATCAAATAAAGGAAACCATTGAAAGATTTAAAAACTTCTAACTAATTATGCCAAGAAAGAAAAACCAAAAGAGATACTTCACAGAAGATACCGAAAATGCGATAATTGAATATAATTTAACAAATGATCAATTACTAAAAGATAAAATTTATAGAGAACGAATTCAATTTGCATTTGCTAAATTAGCAGAAATTGTATATAATAAATGGAAATTTACTTACTTTGATGATGATCCAAAAGATGTAATGTCAGAGGTGGTTACATTTATGATTGAAAAAATTCATATGTACAAAAATGGAAAAGGTAAAGCGTTTTCATATTTTACTATCGTTGCAAGGAACTATCTTATATTAAATAATAATTCAAATTATAAACGATATAAAGATACGGATGTAATTTCTAATATGCCAGAAAGTTGGGATAGAGAAAATAATTTTAAGGAAGAAGTTAGAAACGATGAAATAAGAATCTTTAATAAAAGAATGTTGGCATACTGGGATATTCATTTAGAAAACTATTTCCCAAAAAAGAGAGATATGCAAATAGCAGATGCCGTACTTGAATTATTTCGTAGAGCAGAATATATTGAAAATTTTAATAAAAAATCATTATACCTCTTAATAAGAGAAATGACCGGACATCCAACACATTATATAACAAAAGTTGTCAATAAAATGAAAGAAAGACAAATGGAGTTATACTATGAGTTTGATAGAACCGGCGATATTATCATTTAAATATACTTATTTATATGATATCAAATGAGAAAATAATTAAATTAAAATCAATAGCGTGTTGGTTCGATACCGAAAAGCTATTGATTTATTCGAATGCGGATAATGATATGATAGATTATGAAAACTATACACACATATTATCCCTAAATTCAGAGTGGTTTACACAACTAAATGTTGAGGAAAGACAATTAATATCAAATTATATAAATAAAAAATGAGTACAGAATTTCAGTTATTTGATGGAAAAAATTTATCATCTCTATTTAGGGACATATATGATAATCAACAAAATAAAAAAAAGAATATTTCCGATTTAATAGAATCGTTAAGAAAGTTAATTAGAAATGTAGGTGAAGCAACTGTTATTGCTCCCATAATAAAAGATTTAATTGAAGTATCAGTTAAGAACGATGATCATTTAATTAAATTAGCAACAATAGGACAGAGATTAGCTGCTGCAGAATCAAAGGGTATAGGTGAGGATGGTTGGTTAAGTGAGCAAGAAAAGGAGCAGCTTATGCAAGATATGGAGGATACCATAAATAAAGTAGAAGAAAAAGCAAATGAAAAAATTACGGATATTGAAATAGAGATAGAAGAAATAAAAACAAAAGTAAAATAATGAACGCATTTCTTGCAACCGTAAAAAAAGTATTTTTGGATGAATCGGAATTTTTAAAATTAAATGTAGATTCCGATTATGTTAAATTTTATAATAACAATAAAAATTTTGCAAATAATGATGCAAGATTTTTGGGTGCAATAGAATTTGCAAGAACTAATTCATATAAATTAGAAAACTACGCATTTCCATTTGATAAAAATAACATAACCTTTCCAATAGAAGGTGAAACTGTTTTTATATTGGTGAATGATAGGGAGTATTATTGGATGCCATATACAAATACCCAATATCCCAATTATAGAGAAGATTATAAAACATCGGAAGCATCTAAGGATAGAAACATTTCTAAAGTATCATCCGATTCCAAAACAAAAGATTACAAAGAAAATAAACAAACGGGTACACCAAATATAAAATCAACCGAATTTGAATCAAAGAAATCGGAATATGGTAAAAATGAAAAAATTAAATTTTTAAAACCAAATCAAGGTGATACCATATTAAGTGGAAGAGTTGGTAATACTATAAGATTTTCAGAGTTTCATTTAACAGAAGATGGTAAAACATCATCACCTGCAATTTTCATAAGGAATAAACAAAATTCAGAATTAGATTCAAAACCGATTGGAACATTAGTAGATGAGGATATTAATAAAGATGGAACATCCGTTTATATTACATCAAATAAGGTCAAAGTTCCTTTTAAGGAAACTGTTTCAAAAGAAAAAATAGCATTTAAAGATTATCCAAATTCAAAAAACTTATCTGGTGATCAATTATTTGCAAATTCTGATAGAATAATTTTATCATCAAAAGCAAGTGAATTTATAATATTTGGTAAAGGAAACACAGGTGTAATAACGGATGGTAACTATTCAGTTGATGCTGAAAAGGAAATCTATTTACATTCTTCTACCAAGATTACTATACATTCAAAAGGAAATAATCAAATATTTTTAGATTCCGAAAATGGTAAAATATATTTAGGAAAAAATAAAGGAGAGGGAAACGATGGTGCGGATGTTCAAAAAATGGTATTGGGTGGTGAATTAGTTGCAATATTAAAAGAATTAATAGATGCAATAAATCAACAGCAATATTTAACTCCAGCCGGTGCTTCTGGATTAGGTCCTATTAATATATCAACTTTCAATAGTATAAAGGGGAAATTAAATAATATATTATCAAGTACAAACTTTTTATCTAAATAATGTCATGGTCTACATTTAGAGGAATTATGTTGCCAGCAATGCAATCTCTTACATTTGGACAGAATTCTGCTGCATTTGCAAAATCGTTTACGGTTGCATATGATACTTCGATAAAATTGGGAGGAAAAACATTAGTTACAAGCATACCACTTATGTATGGAAATTCCGCAGTAATGGAATCCACATTGGTTGGTATATTACAAACAACTTCGTTATCTAAGACCACAACCTTATTAGATGTCATAGGGCCTGCTATTTTATCATATTGGACAGGAGCACAATTAATGATGATACCACCGGCTATACCTGCTCCAGGAACAATAGGGAATATATCAGTAGTGAATGCTCCTATATTAAATCCAGGAACATGGACACCTATTCCTGTTCCACCAAACAATAATCCATCAACATTTATAAATGCATTTATAAATTCCGCAAAGTTACATCTAACTACCGTATCTGGAATACATTTTATGGTATCCCAATATCCACCACCGGCACCGCCGGCACCATCACTTTTACCATGGTCTGGATATATTGTTATGGATTAATTTTAATCTTTCAATATTTATTAAAAAGAATTTTTTATGAAATCAGAGATTTTATTAACTCTAATTAAAGAAGTTATCAAAAAAGAAGTTAAACAACAAGTTAAAGAAGAAATAGTTAAACTTGTTAAAAGTGGTACTATTGCGTTAAATTCGCAAAGAAAAACATCTACACCATCATTAAGTGAAATGGCAGTAGTAAATAGCACTACATCTACAAAAAAGCAAAGTTTAGCACCTACACAAAAAAGACCTATGAGGGAATTTTCAAAAGACCCAATGATTAATGAGATTCTTAATATGACAGAACCATTTGCCGCATCTCATAGAGCAGAAGGTGGTTCATCGGATATGGGTACTATAAGTATATTAGATGCAATACAACCCGAAAAGTATGAAGAAGATGGATGGAATACTATGGATTATAGAAGTTCCAATGTTACACCACAGATTCAATCACAAATCGAATCAAGTGGAAACCCTGCATTAGATTCTTTGAATAAAGCATTATCGCGAGATTATACATCTTTAGCAAAGGTATTTTCCAAACAAGAAAAAGATAAAGGATTAAGATAAAATGGCAATAGAATTAGGTAAAGTCAATGTAACCGATTTAACGGAAAATGATTATAAAGTAATTGGGTTGGGTATAAATACATCATCCGATTCTAGTGGGATATTTCCTGTCAATTTTACAACGTTAACTCAAGCAAGATCAAATTTAATAAATCTAATTCTAACAAAGAAAGGAGAACGGGTAGGCCAGCCCGAATTTGGTTGTGATATTTGGAAAGTTTTATTTGAACCAATGGTTGATTCGGTAATAGAAAGTAGAGTTGAAGATTCTATTATTGAAGCCATTAATAGTTGGATGCCGTATATAGAAGTAAATGAAATAATAATAGATACGGATTCTGAAAAGAAGGATAATAATCAATTAGGAGTTGAAATTAATTTTTATTTAAGATCAAATCCAAAATTAAAAGAATCTATAACAATAAATGTAAAAGCATAATAAATGGCAATTAAAAGTGTAAAAAAGTCTTGGGGATATTCTAAAAATATAAATTATGTAGGAAAAGATTTTGATTCTTTTAGACAAAATTTAATAGAATATACTAAAACATACTTTCCAAATACCTATTCGGATTTCAACGAATCATCTCCTGGAATGGTTTTTATAGAAATGGCATCATATATTGGTGATGTGTTATCATTTTATCAAGATGCACAATTAAAAGAATCAATGTTATCACATGCAACGGAACGAAAAAATGTTGTTGCATTGGCACAATCCATGGGATATAGACCAAAGATAACAACACCAGCCGTTACAACTTTAACATTGTATCAATTAGTTCCGGCAATTGGTAGTGGTACTGCAAATGAACCAGATTCTACTTTTTATTTAAAAATAAAAGATGGGATGGAAATTTCATCAACAACAAATTCAAGTATAGTATTTAGAACGGTAGATGTTGTTGATTTTGCATCCGAAACTGATAGAGAGATTGATGTTTATAGTAGAAGTCAAACAACAGGTGAGCCTGAATTTTATTTAATTACAAAAAAAGTAAAAGCAATATCCGCTGCATTATCGGAAACTACTATAACCGTATCATCAAATGATATGGAATATCCAACAATATCATTAGGCGATTCAAACATTGTAGAAGTTGTTGGTGTTACATCAAATGGTGGTAGTGAAAAATGGTATGAAGTTCCATATTTAGCACAAGAGAGTGTATTTGTAGAAAAGCCAAATACAACCGAACATGGACAAGTATCACAATATTCAGAAACAGTTCCCTACATATTAGAAGTACAGAAAGTACCTAGAAGGTATTGTGTTAAAATTAATTCAGATAATACATTATCGTTACAATTTGGAAGTGGGGATGTTACAATGAACGATGAAGTTATACTACCAAATAGTAAAAATGTAGGATTGGGATTATCCAATTCAATAACTAGATTAAATCAGGGAATAGATCCATCTAACTTTTTAAAAACAAATACATTTGGAATATCACCCGCAGGTGAAACATTAAACATAAAATATTTAGTGGGTGGTGGAGTTCAATCAAATATCAATACCGGAGACTTGACAACAATACGTCGAATTGAATTTGATGAAGATTTAAATTCTGTAACAAACCAATCATTATATAACACAATCAAACAATCAATAGCGGTTGAAAATTTAGAACCTGCAGTTGGTGGTAGAGGGCCTGAATCGACAGAGGAGATAAGACAAAATGCATTAGCCATGTTTGGTTCTCAAAATAGAGCAGTAACTAAACAAGATTATATTGTTAGAGCATTAAGTATGCCAGAAAGATATGGTAGTGTTGCAAAGGTATATGTTTCACCCGATGGTGAAGTTGATAGTTCCTCTCCATCATCCATATTGGCAAATCCAAAAAATATAACTGAATTTACTAATTTAGTAGATGGATTTAAGGATAAATCAAAATCAGAAATTCAAAAAGAATTAGTTAAATATCTAAATTCAAAAACATCAAACCAAACAGAATTAAATAACCCATTTGCGATTAATATGTATCTTTTGGGATACGATTCTAATAAAAATTTAACAAATTTAAATGATGCAATTAAACAAAATTTAAAAACTTACTTAGGTGAATATAGGATGATGACGGATGCCGTTAATATTATCAATGGATTTATAATAAATATTGGATGTGATTTTGAAGTAATATGTTATTCAAATTATAATAAAACGGAAGTAGTCACCAGTTGTATAAGAGAGTTGCAAGATTATTTTAACATAGATAATTGGTCATTTAGTAAACCAATAAACATTTCTGAAATAGAATTAATTTTGGCAAATGTAGAAGGTGTAATGAGTGTACCATCGGTTAAAATATATAATCTATGTGGTGGTGATGGCAATTATTCAACTAATAGGTATAATATAGATGAAGCTACCAGAGGTAAAATCGTATATCCATCTTTGGATCCATCTATATTTGAATTAAAATATCCAAACAAAGATATCAAAGGACGTGCATTATAATAACATATTTTAAAAATATAGTAAAGATATAATACATATAATTGGGAATATAAAAATAACAAATAATGCATAAATTCTACACAGCATCCTATGATGCTAGTATCTATTTACAACAACCGGATCAAAATGCTGGAAGGGATGAACTATTGGAAATAGGTAAACTATACTATGGTGATGTAAAAGATGTATATAGAAGTTTGATTAAATTCGATATAACATCAATATCACAATCAGTATCAGCTGGTGGTGAGATAACCTCTAGCTGGAAAGCTTATTTAAATTTAAAGTCTGCCGGATCTGAAGAGATTCCATTGGAATATACAATTTATGCCAATGCAGTTTCACAGAGTTGGATAATGGGAACAGGAACAAAATTCGATAATATAAGTTCGGATGGTGTTAGTTGGAAATATAGAAATGGTACAAATAAGTGGCAAGATAACACAATAGGTGGAACTGCTATATTTGCAACAGGTACAACGGGATCAGCAAATGCAGAGGGTGGTACTTGGTACACTGCATCGCAATCACAACAATCATACAATTATGAAATTGATGATATTAAAATGGATGTTACTAATATCATAAAATTATGGAATAGTGGTTCATTACCAAACAATGGATTTATATTACGTCATGGATTGAATAATGAATCCGATACATTGGATTATGGTGTTCTTAAATTCTTTTCAAAAGAAACGCATACGATATATGAACCAAAATTAGAAGTTGTTTGGGATGATAGTTTATTTGTAACGGGCAGTTTATTACCCGTTACTGGTAGTATTTCTGATGATTCTTATAAGGTTATTTTTACAAATATAAAAAGTAAATACCTCGCAAATTCTAAAGTAAAAGTAAGAGTAAAAGGTAGAGATAGATTTCCTTTAAAATCATTCGGGACTACATTTGAATATGATCAATCTAAATATTTACCAATAACAACATATTATCAAATAGAAGATTATGTGACCGGTGAAATTATTGTACCATTCGATGATTATACGAAAGTTAGTTGCGATAGTAATGGAAACTATTTTATAATGGATTTATCGACATTCCCAATTAGTAGAACATATAAGTTGAGTTTAAAAATTATTGAAAGTGGAATATCAACAGTAATTGATGATAAATTAATATTTGAAATAATAGAATAATGACATCATTAGAAGCAATTGCACAGAAGTTAGAAGAAGAAAGACAAAATAAATTAGAATCCATTTTAAGGGTATCTGGATCTGCTGCTATAGCAAAAAACGAATATAATGTAACAATTGTAGATGATTCAAATATTGCATCATCACTACTATTCAAAACATTAAATAAACCAAAATTTGATAATGATGAACTACTAAAGGCTATTGATGTTAGTGTTACGGAATTAAAGCCGAATATACCAACAATAAAAAAAGATTTAATTCCAAAACCATTATACGATGAGCAAGTAGTATTAAATACTGATTTATCTAACCAAATAAAAAAAGCAAATGATACGATAAGTTCTTTAAACGAATCAATCACAAATATCAGAGCTCAATTACAAAGTGAAATTAATAGTAGATTATCCACAGACCAAACAAACGATGCTCTTGTAAATCAATTAGATACGTTGAGTAAAACAATTGATGATTTTGCAACACAAATATCAACTGCTTTACAAAAGTCAATTGAAGAATCTATATTAAGAACATCCTTACAAGCACAAAATACAGGATTTAAATCACAAATAGAATCATTGATTAAACAGATAGATTCTCTAAACTCAATCATAGAAGGATTACAAGCGCAGTTGGGTGCAGTACAACAACAACAGGCGATAGTACAAGGTACACAGGCAGAAGCGTTGGCAGCAGGTGCGGATGTTGTAAATGATGTAGTTGTTGTTAAGATAAAAACAAGTGAAGATCCAAATCAACCGCCAATATATGGTAAAATAAATGCAAAAGGTGGTAGTAAATGGGTTAATGGTCAAGCGATTATATTTGTAAACAATGATAAAAACGATGTCCAAATAGATTTATCAGTATCATTTGCCAATGCGGTGTGGTTTAGTATATCGGAAAGGTCTTTTAATTTATCGGCAAATGGTGGTACTAAAGAAATATCTTTAAGTATAAATGAAAATGCTTGTAAAGATTTGGATTCTCGTAGAAAATGGTTAGGTGGATATACGCACTCAAAAGATTACGAAGGAAATAATTTAATAATATCTATAACCAGATCGGATGGTGTTAAAAAATCAAAAGATTATAAAATAAAATTAACAAAAAATCATCCAGGTTCTTTTTAATAATTTAGTATGAGTATTAAAAAATATACAAACTTTGAAAATATAGATTCTAAAATTGATAATCAAGGTAACTTTATCAAAAAGGAAGATTTATTTATAATTTCAAAAAATGAAATTGAAAAAACCGAATTTGGTGAATGCAAGTATGATGTAATGGAAGTTTCGGTATATGATGTAAACAACAATTTACTTCCTCAACAAAGTGGAAATAATGTTGCATATATAAAATCAGGTGATATTAAAAATTATGTTTTTGATGTTACAAATAAAGGTGGAAATTCTGAATTAGTTATTGATGTGGAAACTTTATTACACGATATTGGTTTTACAAATGGAATTTTAAAAGTTAATATAAATTTTGTAAGGAATAAAATAGGTTCTGAAAATTCATTATCAAGAGTTTGGATACAAGAAATATCTCCATCTAGACAAGAAATTAGAATACTACCTTTAAAAACAAATGATAGTAATATTACAAACCGAAATAAAGATGAATTTAATAATTTAAAAAATTTAAGTAAAGATTTTAAATATCAAAAGAAGGCATTAATGGATTCAATATATTCTTTTGAAAATGGGTTTCTATCAAAAATAGATGATTATTTAGTAACCAAATATGGTAATGATTTTTTTAATATATTGAAAACGGATTTCGGTTTGAGTAAGTTTGAAGATTTTAGAAAAAAAGTATTTGAAGATTTTAAAACATCGATTGAATATTATTTAAATAACAAATATTATAATATATCGGATTCTAATTTTGGTAGAGTTTCTGAAATTAGATTTGAAGATTGCAATAGATATGATTTTGCAACTATTATGAATGATATAAATTCTATATTATTTAATTGCATAAATCACAATTCATATTTTTTAAAAAGAAGAGAATTAACATTGAAAACCATACCAAAAGAATTTCAAATTACAAAATTGGTTAAAGAAATAAAAGATAATTTGGATTCATTTGATGTGTTTACTCAAATAAAGAGAAACGTATATAATCCATCTAAAGTTGATTTTGAATTCAATGATACGGCCACATCTGATGCATTATATAAAAATAGGAATCTTCAAATAATAGAAGAAGATGGCCCACCACCAATAATTGAGCCGGTTGAAGCAACTGTTCTAAAGCCTGCTATTATAAATTTAAATCCAATATTAGATGAGGGACCACCACCAATACCACCCACATATACAGTTGAAGAACCAGCTCCTATATTAGGCGGTGGAAGTGGAAGAACGGATAGAATATTAATCAATCCTAATATAGATTATGGTAATCCTACAATCACATTTGTGGATACAAATATACAATAAATTAATTATAAAAATATTTATAGAAAAGAATGCCGGTAAATAATGATATTTTTAATGACACTTTAAACGGCGGTAACGATATATTACCACCATATGATGGAAATGGAACATATATACCGTTTCCAGCACCAACTACATCGGGTGGTGGCGGTTCTTATACTCCTCCCGTACCAATAAATCCGGCATATGTACCACCATCATATGTTGCACCTAATTTTGGCGCACTATCCGTAACAATGCTTTCTAATGAAATTGCTGAGTTTTTGGAAGATGGTAAAACTGTAGGTTATGGTGATTCTATACGATTAGTATATTCACCTGCGTTACAATTCGGAAATTCAAAAATATACAAAGTAAATATTGCAAATAGAATTGCATCAAATTACTATATAGTTAGTGTTCAGAAAAAATATAGAAACGGTAATTCATATCAATCATATCAGTATAATTATAATCCATATAGTATAAACGATTATACTACAAACTATTTATATAACACAAATTACAACTATACTTACAATTATAATTACATAACATCACCATATCAATATACTACGCAACCAAGTAGTTTGGATTATTTATATGAGGAAGTATTGAGTATAGAAGAATATAAATACGATGCAAATTTAGGAATATATCAATCGGATTCTAGTAGGGTATTGGATGCAACTTCTGGTATTGTAAATTTAAATTTTACATTTGAACCAAATGTAATCACTATACCTGATCCAAGTATTCCTGTAGAAACGCCTGATGATTATTTGGTTTCATATGAAATCGCCTTTGCATCAAATTTTGGTTCTGAATTAGGTGATATCCTTTCTTTGGATTACATCGTATCATCGGATACAAATGATGTTTTAAATAGAGGAACGGTATCTTTATCAAATGGTAGTACGGATGCTTTAAAATTAAGAAAATCTCTTTTAGAAAAGGGAAGTGTTTATTTTAATTTATTAGGAAACTTACCAGCTGAATTTTCATTTGTTAATTTGTATTGGACAAATAGAACTATTGCGGAGCAAAATCCAAAAGATTATTCTAAATGGAACATAGTAGATAAATCTTTTAAACTACCATCAAAAGAATTACTAAATGGATTTATACTTGTTGTAGAATTAGAAAAAACAATAAAAGTAGCAGTACCTACAATCAAATTGGATAAATCAACATATGAAACAGATGTTAGAGATTCTGATTTGGATAAATCAATTAGAGTTTATTTTACAACAACTAATTCGGATTATGTTGATGTTTATGTTGGACCTAATAATTACATTAGGGTAAATTCATCAATAGGATATGTTGATTTATCTTTTAATAAAAACTTTAATGGAATATACGGATCCAAACGAGTTATATTAGTAAGTACAAGTGAACTATATGGTACGGGTGAAAAGTCTGAAATTATATTGAATTTTATATCAATAAACGATTTTCCCAGTATTATAGATATAACATATGCAGATACAATAGATGTTCCATCATTTTCTGATTTAAATATAGAATATGATGTAATATATAATTCATTTGCTGCATCTAGTGTTGATGTTGATTTATTATTAAAATCAGGAGAATACATTACGTTATTTAAAAATCTACCGAACAACGGTTCTTTCAGAATTAATTTAAAAAATTTAGCTAATGCATTTTCGCAATGGAATGGTAGTCCTAATGTAACATTAAAGTTAAGACCATATAATAGAAGTGGTGATAGAGAATTAATTGGTAACATATACGAAATCGTTACTAATATAAATTACCCAATAATTCAGTTGGATGAAACTTCCATACGAAAAAGTATATTTGATGCATTTACAGATTCTCTTAAGATAGAAGAATTAGAAAAAGAAAGTAAATACCTAACACATTTATCCAATTTTGATAATAACGAACAAATTTTAATTTCGTCGTGGGAAGAAGATAATTGGACTTTATCTGAAAAGGTGGAGGATGATTTGGGTAATGTTGTTGTAAAAAATGAAGTTAATTCTTTAATATTAAAATTATATAATCCACTTCCGGCCAACATAACTGATAATTCTACATTTTGGATTACTAAATTAATGGCACAACCATTGATTGAAACGGTTGTATTAAATGAGAATGATAAGATAGAATGTCCAACTATTAAAGGACCAAATTTCAATATAGAAGTTGATTACGTTAAAGGAAATTCTATTAATTTTGAATCATTAGATACTTTAATTTTAAGTGCATCCGTTTCCAGTTCTGCCGATTTAATTCAAGAATATTTGAATCCATCATTGGTGGATTATTCCGTTTTAAATTTAGAATATGTTAGCGGTTCTGATTATTTGTGGGAAAATTTTGTACATTTTAGTTCGGCAAAAGAACGTGTTGATAATTTTGTATATAAAGTTCAATTGATAGAAGAATACGATTCTCAAATAACAAATGCACAAACATCTTCTTGGGTAAATTCCATAGAATCATCTAATCAAGTAGAAAGATATTCAGAAAAGAAAAGAAAAATAATACAAGGGTTTGATGGTTTTGAAAAATTCTTATATACATCATCATCATTGTACACATCCAATGATTCTACATCATTAACATGGCCATATTCTTCTGGAACAATTATACCAAGCGATGATACTATTGTATCAATTTGGTATTCAAATATAATTGAGTTGGCAGAAGTTTACGATATAAATAATTACAATTATTTAAATAATAATTTACCGGCTTACATATCAACTAGTGGTGATAACGATTCGTTCTTATTATTCTTTTCTATGATAGGACATCATTTCGATAACATTTATTTTTATACAAAATCAATAGAAAGAAGTAGAGGGTTGGGATATAAATCATCCGGAAATATATCTGATAAATTATTGTACGATATATTGAAATCATTTAGTTGGGATGCTAAAAATTTATCATCAAATTCTAATTTATGGAATTTACTATATGGAATGGATTCAAATGGAAATAAAGTACAATCCAATCCAATTAAAAATAGAAATTATGAAATTTGGAGACGTATAGTTAACAATTTACCATATCTTTTAAAACATAGAGGAACACGGCGTGGAATATATGCATTGATGAGTTGTTATGGAATACCATCTTCAAATCTTTCTATATTAGAATTTGGAGGGCCAGAAGCAGGTGATTCATCTAATAAAACTAAATACTCATTCGATAATATTACAACTGCTTTGAATTTCACATCAGCGCAAAAGATAGTAGTAGATTGGGTAAATACAGAAAATACTAGGAAGCCCGATACTATTGAATTTTTTGTAAAACCATCCATATCAGGTGATTATACAATAGTATCTGGTTCCGGATGGAATATTCATTTGAGTGGATCAGCAAATAGTTCATATGGAAAAGTAGTATTGAATTATGCAGGAACAAGTAATATAACATCATCTTTATTACCAATATTTAATAGTTCATTTTTTGGTGTAATGGCATCCAGAACAGCGGGTAGTCCTGATATCGTTACATTATCAGTTAGACAAATGGATAAAGATAGAATTGTATTTACGGATACGGCATCGGCATCTGTTACATCCAATTGGAATAATGGTTCAACTATTTCTATTGGAAATGATTATGTTGGTGAGTTAGATGAATTTAGATTATGGTCGACTCCTTTAAGTCTAAATAGTTTTTACGATCATACTTCTTTTCCTGAAATGATTAACGGAAATAGTATATCTTCATCTACTACCGATTTATATTTACGATTTGATTTTGAATATCCTAAAAATTTAGCAACATATACATCCGTATTAAATGTTGCACCAAGAATGTATTATCAATCTGGAAAGGATAGAAATTATACTGAAATAACAACTGGTGCCCAAATAAACTCAACGTATTCAAATTTAACAAGATCAGGATCCGCAGTTGGGTTCTCATCGATATCAAATTATCCTTATCAATTTGCAGCCGTTGATAGAAGTGTTGTATTGGAAATTCCAAATATAGGTTCATCCAGATATTCAACAAATAAAGTAAGATTCGAAGAACAAACATTGGTATCGGATTTATCATCAAAACATAGGTCAACTACTAAAGCATATGATCAATCACCGATTGATTCTAATAGAGTAGGTTTGTTTTTTTCACCAACTAAAGAATTAAATGTAGATATTGCAAAATCATTTGGTGGAATTACATTAGATAATTATATAGGAAATCCTTCCGATGAATATTCGGATAGGTATTCATCGTTGGATGCATTGAGGCAATATTATTTTAGTAGGTTTAATAATAGAGATATATACTCTTATATAAATCTAATAAAGTTATATGAAAAATCAATGTTCGATGATATAAAACAAATGTTGCCGGCCAGGGTAAATGCTACTACCGGTCTTTTAATAGAACCACATTTGTTGGAAAGGAGTAAAGTTCAATACAATAAACCAACTGCTGAAAATAATCAGTACACATCATCAATAAAATATAGTGATAGTGTGATGTTAAATTCAGATATAAATCAATATGAAACAGTAATTGATACAACACAAGAATACTCACTTGAATCCGAATCCAATCAATATGAAACAACGATAACGGATACCACAATTGATACCGTAAACTCCGAATATTATTCGAAAGATACCACTATTTCTGTTGATGAAAACTTAATACTTTCTCCAGAATCGTATTACGAAGAAAGTGTTATAGATTCTATTTATTCAGACCCTAGTATTTTAGTTGAAATTGATATTATAAATTCAAATACAATAGTAGGTCAAAGTACTTACGATCAATATGGATTTGGAATATATGCACAAAGTGGGTCAGCCATTAGAACATATTTGGATGTAGATGGTAAAATAAAAAAGGAAAGAATTAAAGCACAATTAATAACTAGACAAAAAACCATAGAAACTTTAAAATATAGTAAATTACTTCCAAATGGGTTAGGTGATGTTCGTGGTGGATTTTCATTGACCTCATCGGTATATACTGAAACCGAATTGAATATACAACCATTCACAGGATCAAACGGATTGATATCAAATATTCCAACAATTGCAAATGATATAATTTCCGTAGTACCATTGGATGGTTATTTGAAAAGTCATTATAGAAACACAACCGATTTAACACGTGGGTTAGAAAATTCATTTTTTAAAGGATCAAAGAATACCGCAGCAACTACATTAGATGGTACACCACCGGTTGAAGTATTCACTACAAATCCAAATACGTTAAGAGTAAATAAAGCGGGTAGGGATTCAAATGAACCAATTTTGGAAGTTGAGTAATAATTTTTTTAAAAACTATATTTATTAACAAACGATTAATCAAATAATATGGGATATTTAAGTAATACGGAATTGACAGTTGATGCAATTCTTACTAAAAAGGGTAGAGAAAAACTTGCATCTGGACAATCTTTAAACATTACACAATTTGCATTGGCTGATGATGAGATTGATTATTCTTTATATGAACCAGCACATCCATTGGGATCAGCATATTACGATGCTTTAATAAAAAATATGCCAGTAATAGAGGCCTCCCCAGATGAAACACAGGTAATGAAATATAAATTGGTAACACTACCAAAAAATACAACAAGAATACCCGTTGTTGAATTGGGTGTTCCAAATGTTGCAGTTAACCAAAAAAGTGGGGAAGTAGCACTATCACCAACTACATCTCCAGCGGGTAATAGAAATTTAGGATATACCGTTATATTATCTAATAAAAATGCAGGTGATATAATTGGTGAAGGAATCACTGCAGATGCCGGAACAGTTCCTGTATTTATAGGTGATGATGTATCGGCAACAGCCGCTATAGCAAAGGGATTAACATTCAAATTTATACCGAATCCATCATTAACATCTACCATTAGAACTACAATCACAGTATATGGTAATGAAACAGGTGGTTCACAAACAATTCCAGTAACCGTAACTTACGTTCAATAATATAAACTATGGCAGTAATAAGAGATAATAGAGGAGCACTTTTAGCAAGTAATATATCACAATATCTTGCAGGTGCAGCAAATACAGCAGGTACTCCTATTGATACCACAGAGTTGGTAAGAATAATGAATCAATTTTTAGGACAAGGTGAACAAATAAGTTCTGATCTTACCACAATTACTAATGGAATTTATAAAAAATTTGGGTCAATTGATAAAGTAACAAATAGAACCGAAGTAGTAACATCCGGAATATGGAGTGGTGATACTGGTTCTTTAAATAACTTTTTTACATCATCCGCACAAGTTGCATCCGTTAGTGGTAAATATTATTTGGATGTATATAATTTTGCAACCAGTTCAACTGCCGCAGAGGTTCAATTTTCAATTGCATATGGGCACATTAGTGGTGGCGCAGTACCTACTTTGAGTCAAACCGATTCATCTTATGTACAAACAAAAGGAATATATTCACAATATAGAAATATACTATTAGATGCAGGTGATGATAAATTTTCAGTATATTTAAGTTCAAGTGCCGGATTAGCAGCATCTGGATTTGATTTGGATCATTTTTATGTAATTAATATAAATAGATCTAGATACAAAGAAAGATTGGATCCAGGAAACATGCAATTAACATTATCGGGTTCCGCAGGAAAGATTACGTTAATCGATGATTCAGGACAAACTGAAACCGTAGGTTCATCTGGAAGAATATTCAATATGGTAAGTGGTGCATTAAATATTGGTACTGCAAATGAAGGTACTATTGCACAATATGTTGATCGTGGTTCTAATCAGGGATATGGATTATTTTATCCTGATTTGGGTATAATATTATTAAACCCAGCTGCAATTAGTGGTTCTATAAGATCAGTACTTGGTAATTCATTATTTGTTAGTACATCCACTGCGGCTACATATAATAATGTGAATAACATGGCAAATTTATATAACGCAATATCAGGTGGTATAGATTTCCAAGCTCGTAGAACTGAAAACGTTTCTACTTCTCATTACTTTGTAAGAGCGAATAATAGAGAGTTCAACTTCTCAAATAACCCAACATTTGTAACAGGCTCAACCGGAGCATTTGTTCAATCATCATTTGAAAGAGATCCACATGTGTACATTACATCGGTAGGTCTTTATGATGATTCAAATGAACTAATAGCAATTGCAAAAACATCTAAACCAATTGAAAAATCATTTGATAAAGAAATAGCAATAAAAGTAAAATTAGATTTCTAATTATAGAATAACTCGCACCCCTCTATGGATAGGTATCCATAGATTTAAACCCAGTCCCGTAAGATTGGGTTTTTCGTTATTAAGATATTTATATATGATATGTTAAAAAGAATACCAAAATCCGATATTAATATTAGACCATTCAAAGTTTATAAAGAATGGTCATTTAATGAATTATCTACCACCATTTCCGTATTAGATGCGGTGGAAGCAACATACCAATCGGTTGATTCTAATTCAATTACGGCTGGTATATTGAGTGGATCCTCAATAAACAAATATTCATTATTTGGACAACTACGTGCTCAATTTTATAATGGAACCGGAGATAATCCAATGATACGTTCCGGTAATAAGACAAACATATATGATGATTCTAATTCCATTAAGGAAAGGTTTTTAAGTGGTTCTGCCAAAGTGATATCAATACCACAAATAAATGTAGGTGAAGGAATAAAAAAAGGATCCGTATCTTTAGTAGATTCCGGTACAACGTATGTAGATGATTCGTATGGTAATTTGATAAATCAATCCACATTAAATAGAGTTGGAAATGTATTTTATACGCAGGGATTGATTGTATTTACAAGAGGTGTATCTACAAAACTTACAAGTAATTGGAATTTGTATTATAAATCTACAAAAACAATATATGAGAACGAATTTCTATTAATAGCAAGTGAAGATGAATTTAATATATCAACCAACCCATCAGCGGTAATCACTTTAAATAAAGAAACATCAACATTCGTAGATAGTAATAATGTAACCCAAAACATTGTTACTAATCCGGGAGTCCAATATATAAGAAAACGTACTATTTTAGAAAATGGTAATGTTTTAGATTATAGATACACATCATCATATAATGGAACAACATTGGGTGGATTTGAACATCATAGTTTAAGTTCATCAGTAGATACTACTGGATCATTTTTAACACCATTTATAACTACAATTGGATTATACGATGATGGTTGTAATTTAATAGCAGTTGCTAAATTACCAAAACCAATAAAATCAGAACCTGATTTTCCTATAAACTTTATAGTCAGATTTGATACTTAAATAATTCATTTAACAAAAAACTTTATATTTATTAGTAAAAATAAAAGATATGTCAAAAATTTTAGATTTATACGATTCAATGCAATCTCAATTAGGAGTTGATAAAATATCATTTGCAGCTGCACAATCTGCAAAGACTCCATATTCAGATGATAGTTCATTCAATTCTGATTTAACTGATGCACAGTTGAAAAATGGTAGAGGTGGTACTATTAACGATAAAGTTAAATACTCCGATACCGTAGATAGAGGTTAAATTATATATGATTAAAAAAGTTACAAAAAATAAAAGCTCAAAGTGGGTTGCAAAAAAATATGGATTTAAATCGGGTCTTGAAGAAAACGTTTCTACTCAAATTGCAAGTAGAGGATTACATGTTGAATACGAATCCGAAAAGATATCTTATATTATACCTGCTTCTGAACATACTTACAATCCTGATTTTAAGTTGCCGAATGGTATCCGAGTAGAAACGAAGGGTAGATTTGTTCTTGCAGACAGGAAAAAACATCTTTTAGTAAAAGAACAACATCCAGAATTGGATATTCGTTTTGTATTTACTAATTCCAAAAATAAAATAAATAAAAAATCCAAAACCACTTATGCTGATTGGTGTGAGAAGAATGGATTTAAGTACGCAGATAAAACTATTCCGGAAGAATGGTTTAATGAATAGTTGGTGTTTTAAAATATTTTTCCTATATTTGTAGGGTGTTAAATACTAATGATAAAAACAAAGTTGTAACCACACTATCTAATGTGTTGGGAAGTTACTCTACATTGAGAGGAAATGAATTGGCGTTTTATTGCCCATTCTGTAATCACTCCAAACAAAAATTACAAGTAAATACGGAAACCCAAAAATGGCATTGTTGGACATGTAATAGTGGTGGTAAAAAATTGACATCGTTACTTCGTAAACTTGATGTTGATAGAAATACAATATCCATCATACGTGAAATATATGGTGATAGCAATTATAATCCCAAACAGGAGGATTCCGAAACTAAAATATACATTTCCTTGCCAAAAGAATATATCTCCTTAAATGAACCGCCAAAGGGGTTTAATCCGGAATATAAACAAGCTATAAACTATCTAACACAAAGAGGAATTACTCAAAAAGAAATTGTAAAATATAGTATTGGATATTGTAAAGATGGGTTATATGCAAGACGGGTAATCATACCATCATATAATTCCGATGGTTCTTTAAATTATTTTATTTCTCGTTCTTATTATCAGGATGAAAAAATGAAATATAAAAATCCCCCAATTAGTAAAAATATTATTTGTTTTGAATCACAAATCAATTGGAATGAACCAATTATATTATGTGAAGGTGTATTTGATGCAATAACAATTAAAAGAAATGCAATTCCACTTTTAGGAAAATTTCCATCAAAACAATTAGTTGAAAAGATTTTTATGAGTGGGGTTAATAATATCGTTATCTCATTGGATAATGATGCAATCAATGAAGCATTAAAAGCAGCAGAATATTTTAGAAAAAATGGAATAAATGTTAGAATGATGTATTTAAAAGATAAAGATGCCTCTGAAATGGGGTATGATAACTTTTACGATGAACTAACAAAAACAACACAATTTGGAATAGAAGAAATGTTCCTAAATAAGATAAACTCACTATGAAATTAAAAAAGATTTACCATATAGCGGATGTTCATATCCGTAATGTAAAAAGACATAAAGAATATAGACAGGTATTTGAAAAGATGTTTGAAGAAATCCGTAAAAGAGGTACGGAAGATTCCCTAATTTATTTGGCAGGTGATATTGCACATGCTAAATTAGAAATGTCCCCTGAATTGGTTAGTGAGATTGTTTGGTTATTCAAAGAGTGTGCAAAACATTGTCCAACGATATTGATATCAGGCAACCACGATTGTAATATGAATAATTCGGATAGATTGGATGTATTAACTCCAATTGTGGATGCATTGAATATAGAAAACTTTCATTATTTAAAAGATACACAGGTTTGGAATTGTGGTGATGTTGCATTTGGTGTATTTTCTATTTTTGATAACAAAGATAACTGGCCAAAGGCAGAAGATATTAATGCAACAACAAAGATTGCATTGTTTCACGGACCTGTTGATAATTCATTGACGGATATAGGATATGTAGTTTCATCTAGACATTTTACAACAGATATTTTTAATGGATATGATTTGGCGTTGTTAGGTGATATTCACAAACGACAGGAAATGCTATCACCTTCTGGTTGTAAAGTTGTTTATGCGGGTTCATTGATTCAACAAAACTTTGGAGAAACATTACATAATCATGGATTCCTTTGTTGGGATTTGGGTACTCAAACATTTGAAGCAATTGATATTCAAAATGATTATGGTTACTACACTTTGGATGTAGATAATGGAATTGTTCCAGTAGTATCCGATATGCCGAAGAATCCTAGACTTCGTGTTAGGTTATCCAATACCGATACCTCTGATACTAAGAAGGTAATGACCGAAATCAAATTACGTTATGGTGTAGATGATTTTACTATCATTAGAACCGATACTCTTGCTAAATCAAAAAGTGGTAATAGAGTAAACAAATTAGATTTTGAAGATGTTACGGATACCAATTATCAAAACTCACTTATTAAAGAATATGTTGAAAGGATGATGCCTTTTACAACTCCGGATGATTTGGATGGATTGGAATTGATTAATAGAGATGTAAATAGTAGAATTGTACAAGAAGAAATACAAAGAAATGTATTTTGGAAACCAATCAAGTTTACATTTTCAAATATGTTTTCATATGGTGAAGATAACAAAATTAACTTCACTAAATTAGGAGGATTGATGGGATTATTTGCAGCAAATGCAAGTGGTAAATCTTCGATATTTGATGCAATATCATTTTGTCTATACGATAAGTGTAGTAGAGCATTTAAGGCTACAAACATAATGAACAATCGTAAAACGGATTTCTATTGTCAATTGGATTTCCAAATCAATGGAATGGATTATAGTATTCGTAGAGAAGCCAAAACTGTTAACAAAGGAAAGAATGTAAAAGTTGATGTTCAGTTTTGGAAAATAGAAGATGGACAATCTATATCGTTAAACGGAACGGAAAGACGTGATACAAATCAAATCATTGAACAATATGTTGGTAAGTATGAGGATTTTGTATTAACTGCATTAAGTTTACAAGGTAACAATGCACTATTCATTGATAAATCTCAATCAGAAAGAAAAGATTTGTTAGCACAATTTATGGGATTGAATGTATTCGATAAATTGTATGAAACAGCAACCGAAGATATAAAGGAAGTTGCGGTATTAATTAAAAATTTTAAGAAAACCGATTTCACATCAGAACTTGCTGATAAAGGGTTGGAGTTAAGAGATAAGAAAAGTGTATTAAAGGATTTACAAAGTGATTTGGATGATAAAAATAATCAAAAAGAATCTTTGATAAAAAATATATTGGAATTAAATAAACAATTGACACCAATTGATAAAAATTTAGATTTGGTATCTTTGGAAAAAAAGAGATTGGATATTACAAATCAAATTTCTACATTAGAATCCGAATATCAGAACAAAGAAAGAAAGATAGAAGAATACAAAAATTCATTAGTAGAACTTTCACAATTAATTGATGAAAATAAAATATTTAATGGGCAACCAATATACGATGCGAAAACGGATTTAGATTTAGCAAAATCAACAAAGCAAACAATATATCATCAAATAGAATTATTAGAACAATCTATAACTTCAAATAAAGATAAATTATCTCATTTAGAAACGCATGAGTATGATCCAAATTGTAAATTTTGTTGTAATAATGTGTTTGTAAAAGATGCAATTGAAACTAAAAAGATTGTAAAAACACAGGAAGAACAATTAGAAACTTTTAATATTTTACACGATACCTTAATAGAACAAATTGAAAAATTAAATGGTGTACAAGAACAATATAAAGAATACAATGATTTAAAAACAAAATTAGCAAATGGTAATTCATTGTTAGAAAAAACGGAAACAGAACTTTCAGGTTTAGAAACTAAAAAAGAATTGTTAGAACATCAATTGGACAAGGTAGAAGAAGATATAGAAAAGTATTACGAAAATGAAGATACCATACAAAAAAATAAAAATATAGAATTAGAAATAAGTTCAATTGAAATTTTTAAAAGTTCAATAGAAGGTGAAATTAAATCATTGGGTAAGGATATATCTGGTTTAAATAGTTCTATTGCGCAATTACATTCGTTTATAGAGGGTATAAAACAAAAGATGAATGATGTTAAGGAATTAGAAGAAAAGAACAGGCTTTACACCTATTATCTGGATGCAGTTAAGAGAGATGGGATTCCATACGAACTTATTTCAAAGGCATTGCCTGTAATTGAAACGGAAGTAAACAATATACTTGCACAAGTTGTAGATTTTGGATGTGTTATGGAAGTGGATGGTAAATCAATCAATGCGAAGATTGTATATGATGATCAAGAGTGGCCTCTGGAAATGTGTAGTGGTATGGAAAAGTTTGTTAGTGGATTGGCAATCAGAGTTGCATTGATTAATATATGCAATCTACCACGTCCAAATTTCCTTGTCATTGATGAAGGATTTGGTACATTAGATGCAGATAACTTATCATCCTTATTTATGATGATGCAATATCTTAAAACTCAATTTGATTTCATTTGGATGATTTCTCATTTAGAACAAATGAGAGATATCGTAGATGGATTAATTGAAATAAAAAAAGAAGATGGATTTAGTAAGATTGACTTTTAACCTTATCGACTTTCAACACACCTGATTGGGGTTTAGAAACACCAACGTGTTTTTTAATTAAATTTTCAACTAAACTACCCATCTTAAACCCATGCTCTTCACAATAGTTTTTGAGGAGTTCATGGGTTTCTTTTTTTATTTGTAACATTGCGTATTTCATAACTATTTTATTTTTCTTTAGTTTATATTAGTTTTCTATATATAAATATTAAACATTTCAATAAATGGAATATTTATAGTAAAATCGTAGATGGCCATTATAAAGAAGTACCTTTTTGACGAGAAATTAGAAAGTTATGGTGTTTTTATAGAAGATACTGCACCCAATAGTGATTACTTTAAAATAACCGAATTACCCGATGTACTTACTGGTGGTAAGAATGCTTTTCTAATACAAGGATCTGCAGAATTGGATTCGGATAGTATTGTTAAAGTACAAATAAGAGATTCGGAAGGTAATATAATTTATCACGAACCAGGAGAGGGTATACCAGAATATTATGAAGGTACATCAAAAGTGATATCGGTTTATGTCTATCCTGATACATCATTTGGTCCATGTACAATTACTATATTAGGTGAGTTAAAAGAATACAAAGATTCCAATGGCATTACGATTCCTATTCCGGAAAATTGGAAGGATGTATATAATGTTAGATGGCAAAAGCAAATAAATGTAAATCCTTTATTAAATAATACTACAAAAATTAGGTTTTATAGAAGGCCAAAGATTTCTATAACAGAATCCGTATTGCCCGTATATAGTATCGCATTCAATAGACAAACTATAAGTGGTAGTATAAGTGGTGTTGCTGTAAATCCAGAGGAGGGAATTGATTTTAGAACATTCAAAGGAGATACTCTATATGAATTAAGAATAACAGGAAGTCTTTTTTCATCATCTATGGAGGGTGAAACTATTTCTATAACAGGGTTAAATAAAACGTATGAAACTACTATAAAGGAGGTTGTTAACTCCAATAAAGTATTGGCAACGATACCATATTATGAAACTTCATCAAATGATAGTACATCGTATCAAAATGTATTATCGTTTAGTTCAAAACCATTTACACTTGCGTATAATGTAAGTAGTACATTATCCAACTCATTTGTTAGTTCATCATTTGCAAAAATAAAAATATCTGATTTAGAAACATTTAGTGGTGATGTTAATCGGGTTAAAATATATGCTAGTAGAGTTGCTGATATTGGGAGTTATACTTTATTAGAAGATATAAAGTTGGAATCCAACGAATTATTTTTAGAAGATTTATTTAGTGGAAGTGTTGGTGTAAGAACAGGAATATTTTCAAATCAAAATATTTTAGATTCTTTTTGGAAATATGTAGATTATGGTTCATCAAATACATACTCAAAAAATATAGATAATAATCTATTAGTTTCTTCTGTAAAATTAGAAGATGCTGGTACTCAAAATTTAACAGAATTTCCACAAAGATTATTTTATAATACATCTTTATTAGATTTTACAAAAAATACAGAATATCAAATAGATTTTACACCATTATTATCATCATCTGTACATCCATATAATAAAATATCAGTATATGCAAGTGGTTCTGCATTTGCTAATAGTTCTGATTCTTTACCCATTGGTAAATTGGTTGGAGAAATTGATACTAACGATGTATTTACTAAATTTGATAAACAACAATTTAATTTTAAACCAGAATCTGATGGTACGGGCAATATCGTATTTGCAATACAGCAGGGTAATTGGCATTTATCAAATATAAGTTTAAGATCATCACAAGAAACTAATTTTTCTCCAAATGAATTGACATTAAATGTAAATATACCAACTAAGGTAAATTATGATACATACGATTTTAAATTTGAATTCTATGATATAAATAACAACTATGTACCTGTTAACGTAAATAAAGAATTTACATTTGTTGGTGGATCGGATAGTTTTGCTACCAAAGATTTGATATTAACATCAGATTTAAATTTATTTAGTTTTTCTGGATCTTCTCCTGCAATTCCCGTTGGTGCATCTTCTACTCAATTTAATATTGAAAGGATTGGATTAACTGGATCTATAACATATTTTTCATCCGCATTTGATGGTAATGGTAATTATATAAATCCATCATCATATATAGGTGGACAATACCCCGGATTATTAACCAACATAACCGAAACTACCGCAACTCTAACGGCAACCAATTTTACGGGATCAAATAATAGTATAAATGTTAGTAGGATATTATACACTGCAAGTTGTGAGGGAATACAAGATAGGTTAAACATATATAGATTTGATCAAGGTGCACAGGGTGTTGATGGTGCAAACGCAGTACAATATGTTATAGTTCCACAAAACGGAACTATAATTAAAAATAGTAGTGGAAGTTTAGAATTACAACTTTCAAAAATAGATGGAACATCCGTAATAGAATTAACTACGGGAAATATAAAATTAGTTACAGGATCATCAAATACGATAATAAATACAGGAAATGGAATTGCAGATGGAGGAAATGGTGCATCGTATAATCCTATAATAGATTCTACAAAAATAAGTGGTAGTTTATTAATTAAGGCATATGATTTTGATACTAATACTGTATTAGATTCTATAACATTGGCAGATGTATCAGATGGTATATCAGCTGGTGCTATTAATTCATCAAATGGATTAACATTTGTTAGGGAAACTAATAATGGTAATTTTATAAACCCTGCAAATACTAAATTAACAGCATCATTTTTCTTACCAAGTGGGCAAGAAATTAGTGAAAGTGTATTGATTACACCAAATTATACCACAGGCAATGATACATTTACATATGCAATGCTACAAGATAATCCAAATATAGGATTAGTAGTAAAGGCATCGGATGGTACAACTCTATCTGCTGGATCTCCAACAAATACTAGAACAATTTCTACAACATTTACTTATAGTAATATTAGGGTTTCTGAAACTCTAAATATTTTAGTCGATGGTGTAAATGGTACTGGTGCTAATGCTAGTGTAGTTAATTTGGTATCACCATATTATATAATATCATACGATACAAACGGAAACTTAATTTCACCATCAACGGCTTTTCCGGTTACTGCTAGTGCACAAAACTTCACAACACCATATTTTAAATTTACAGGAGATATAGATTCTCCTGATTCGGTATATTCAATTGGTAGTGGCAATTCCGATACCGCATCTTTTACACCACCATCCACATACTTTTCTATACCAAAGAATATAAGAGTTGGCGTTTCGGAGGCTAGTCAGACTGAAGTTGCTTTTGATACAATTTCGATAGCAGCAGTTCGTGTTGGATCTAGTGGTGATAATCCACAATACTATTATATACAACCATTAAGTGGTTCTCAAATTAGAAACTCACAAGGTACTCTAGAATTACAGGCAGTTTGGATATCCGGATCAGTTTCAAGAAATTTAAAATCTGGAAGTATTGTATTTGCAACAGGTTCTACTTCAACATCTCTTTTGAGAACAGGTAGTGGTATATTTAGTGGATCCCAAATAAATAGTGGGCCCAATTCTTACCTATGGAATACAACTTTAAATTCTACCGGAATAAGTGGTAGTAAAATTGTTTATTTAATTGATACTGGATCCAATACAGTATATGATACCATTACGTTATTAGATACAACTGATGGTGTTGCTGGTGGATCGGTAGTTGCAAATTCTCTTATAACTAGAAGAGATCCTGTGGCGAACACATATTCACCCACATCATTACCTGCAACTGCGTCGTTCTTTGGAACTAATGGTGTGGAATATACTGCAAAATTTACGGTAGTTCCGGTATGGGAAACTAATTTAGATAAATTATATTATACGGTACAATCATCTGCAAGTGCTATATTGGTTCAAGCCGATGATGGTGATGGAACTCAATTTACATCAGGATCATTTGCTAACCGATTGACAACTAAAGATATTAATTTTAAGTTTACGTTTACTGATCCACAAACTGGTGATACTTCTAAAATAAATGAAACATTTTATATAATATCCGATGGTGCGGATGGTGATGATGCATATACGGTTGTTTTAACAAATGATTCGCATACTTTACCAACTAATACAGCCGGAGATGTTACATATACTAATAGTGGAACATCCATCATAGCATATAGAGGAACTACTGAACTGAATGGAATTACAACAGGCGTACCAATATCTGGTCAATTTTCAGCATCGGTAATAATTGCAACGGGAATAATAACCGGTTCGGTATCTTCTCCTGGAAATCCCATTGTTATAGCGGATCATAATTCAATGACCGCAGACCTTGCTACGATTTATTACACCGTTAACTTGGAAGGTTCACAATCAGTTACAAAAATACAAACACTATCCAAAGCAAAACAAGGTGCCACAGGTAATACAGGCGCCGCTGGTGCAGCGGGTAAAGTTGTTAATTTAGATTCTCCATATTACATAATATCTTATGATAAAGATGGAAACATTAGTTCACCAAATATTTCACAATTAATAGTAACTGCAAGTGCTCAAAATTTTTCAAACCCATATTTTAAATTTATAATAAATGGAAGTGCAGAAGCCAATTGGACTCCTGGTAGTGGAAGTACTTCTATAATAACAAGTTCATTAGATACCGCATCCGTATCCATTGATTCTACATACTTTTCTGTACCCAAAACTATAAAAGTTAGTGTTGCAGAATCTGCATCAATTATGACGGAAGCTGCGTTTGATACAATAAACGTTGCCGCAGTTAGAGTGGGTTCAAGTGGTGATAATCCGCAATATTATTACATAAAACCATTAAGTGGTTCTCAAATTAGAAACTCACAAGGTACGTTGGAAATACAAGCGGTATGGGTATCTGGTTCTACATCGAGAGATTTAAAATCAGGAAGTATAGTATTTACCACCGCATCGGTATCAACTGCTTTATTAAGAACGGGTAGTGGTTTGTTTTCAGGATCACAAACCAATACAGGTCCTAACTCATATTTGTGGAATACAACTTTAAATTCTACCGGAATAAGTGGTAGTAAAGTGATATATTTGTACGATACGGGATCAAATAGATTATACGATACAATTACATTATTGGATACAACCGATGGTGTCGCTGGTGGTTCTGTTATAGCAAATTCTCTTATAACTAGAAGAGATCCTGTAGCGAACACATATTCACCAACGGCATTACCCGCAACCGCATCGTTCTTTGGAACTAATGGTGTGGAATATACTGCAAGTTTTACGATATATCCGTATTTTGAGAGTAATTTGGATAAATTATATTATATTGTACAATCATCTGCTAGTGCTATAATAATGACTGCGGATGATGGTGATAGTAACCAGTTTGCATCAGGATCATTTGCCAATAGATTAACAACCAAAGATATCAATTTTAAGTTTACTTTTACAGATCCCCAAACAGGAGATACTTCTAAAATAAATGAAACATTTTATGTTATATCGGATGGTGCAGATGGTGATGATTCTTATACGGTTGTTTTAACAAATGATTCACATACTTTACCAACAACAAATACAGGAGCAGTAACATATACTAATAGTGGAACATCTATTTTAGCATATAGAGGAACTACTGAACTGAATGGTATCGCTACGGGTGTGCCAGATTCTGGTCAATTCGCTGTATCTTCAATTACTGCTACCGACATAACTCCCGGAACATTAACATCGCCTGGAAATCCCATTGTTGTATCGGATCATAATTCAATGACTTCCGATATTGCAACAATCAGTTACACAATTAATTTAGAAGGTATTCAATCTTTTACAAAGATTCAAACATTTTCAAAAGCAAGACAGGGTAGTGATGGGTTATCAAATGTAAGTTATGTGATTACACCCATAAGTGGTACAATATTAAAAAATAAATCAGGAACATTAGAATTACAAATTGCAAGATTATCCGGATCTAGATATGATTATATATCCGGAGGAACAGTAGTATTAGTAACGGGATCAGCAAACACTACAATTGCCGCTGGTAATGGTGTATCTGCCGGTACTAATGGTGTTTCATATAATGCAATTTTTGACTCTACTAAAATAAGTGGAAGTCTTATAGTTAGAGCAAGAGATACATCTGCAAATGTTACATACGATACAATCACACTAGCAGATATTACAGATGGTGTTGCTGCAGGTGGAATAAATTCTACAAACGGATTAATTTTAGTTAGAAATCCAAATAATAATAACACATATACACCATCTACGACACAACTTACTGCATCTTTTTATGATGTAAATGGCAAACAATATACATCATCGTTATTAGTAACACCAAATTTTACAACAACGGATCAATTAAGATATACAACTGGAATTTCCGATTCAAATATGGTATTGGAAGTAAGAGATGTATTAGGAAACGTAATGACAAATAATACATATGCAAATACCATTGGATTAAATGTTAGATATACCTTTACGGATCCAGTTAGTAAAGATATAGTTGATGCAATAGAAACCGTACAAATTGCATCGGATGGTTCTAAAGGATTGGTATTCTTTGCAGATGCATCAAAAACGCAATTTGTTTTTGATCCAGATGATAATAACAAACCAGCATTGTTGTATGATTATACTGACATATATTTGAAAAGGAATTTTAATTCTGGATCATCAACATTTAGGATTATATCAGGATCTACAATGCCACCACTAACATTAGTTAATACTACTTTTGTTGGTGAATTTACACAATCGGTTTATAGATTATATACAGGAACAACTGCAGAATCTGCTACATCGTGGTCATATAATACACCATCTACTACAACAAGGACGGGTACATATGTATTTACACAAGCGAATTTTAGTTCATCCGTTGATATATCTGGCGTACTAAAAGGATCTGGTAGTAAGAATTTAGATGTAACATCAAATGCTAATCAATTTTTTTATAAGATGACTGATAGGAGTTTGTTTCCTACCGGCCAAACTATAACAATGTTAGCAGCTCGTAATAATTTGGGAAATCCAAATGCAATTATTACAGTTACAAGTGGTAGTGGATTACCACCATTGACAGTTGGGTCTACTACAAATGGTGTTACTTCGTATTCAATATCAGGTACAAACTATGCTTATTTATCTGGATCAACAACATATACATTTACTGCTCCCGATTTAAATGCAAGTACATATACTGATACTATTACTATTACGCCGGTTTTGTTACCATCACAAATAAATGTAATAGCATCCAATGAAAATACTACATTACCTGCGAATGGTTATGGTTTTGTTGCATCATCATCATTTGCTGCAACTAGTGGATCTCTATCGGTTAAAGTTGGTAGTGATAGTATATTATATGCATCCCCATTAGTTAGTAACTCATTTAGTGCAAGTATTTCCGCATCATTCGGAGTTACGGGTGCAAATGTTGTATCTCCGGGAATATATTCTATAACCAGATTAGATGCCGATAGTGGTTCTTTATTATTAAAAGTATCATATGCGGATGGCATTGGTTCTCAATCCGTATTTACCAAAGATATAACATACACAAAGGCAAAAAATGCAGTACCAACAACCATTGCATTGTTATCATCGGAAACGCAAACAGTTTTAAGTAGTTCTACTATTGCAACACCATCCACATTTACGGTTAGTGTAAATGAAGGTGGATCAAATTATACATATGATGCAGCACTTAGTGCCATTAATACATTCTATATATCATCCATAACAGGTGGAACTAATGCATCCGCAGTTGTAACTCCTACTACTCCAACATCGGATTCGGGGACAACGGTAGCACTAACAATATCATATAGAAATTCAATAAGTGGTACAGGAACTATAAATAAAAATCACATAGTATCCGTATCTAAAAAGGGTGATATTGGTACTACAGGAAATACAGGTGCAGATGGTAGAAGAACGGCAACCGGAATGATACATTATCAATTATCATCTGGAACTATACCAACAACCCCATCCGCAACAACTTATACATTTAGTACTAATACATTTGCATCCCTAACATCAAATTGGGGAGTTGGTGCACCCACATTTTCCGGAAGTAATAGTTCAAAATATTGGTACTCAACATATACTGCGGTTGAAACAACTGCAGGTGGTGGTACTGCTGCACCCACATTTAGTACACCATCACAGGCAATTGGGTTTACTGGATTAGTAACATTCACATCAACTGATAAAATTACCGATGGTACTAACACTACAAATATTGCCAGTACTAGTTCCGTTACCAATCATATTGGTGGTCCAAATGTTACAACTATTCATGGTGGAAGAATATCAACCGGTACTATAACATCAACACAATATACACTATTGGGTGGAGATACGCTTACAAGTGGTACGTTTATGGGTGAAGGTACTATTTTTAATTTAGATAATAGCGGTTCAATACGAAGTAAAAACTTTTATATAGATAGTTTAGGTAATGCAGTATTACGAGGTAGTGTAACTATACTAAGTGGAAATGCAGCAACAACAACTGCATTGAGTAGTAGTTTAACTACCGTAAATAATTTAGCTATATCAGCTTCAGTTTCAGCATCAAACGCAGTTACATCAGGTTCGGCATTTGCATCAAACGCAGTTACATCAGGTTCAGCTTTTGCAGCAAATGCAGTTACATCAGGATCAAACGCAGCAGCAAATGCAGTTACATCGGGTTCAAATGCAGCTGCACGTGCTGCTACATCTGCATCTTTGAGTGGTAGTGTTGATCCGTTAACTCAACAGTTGACCAAAATTCCAACACCAGCTGGATCAGGTCTTTATTTAGGATCAAACTTTTTAGGTTACTACAAAAATGGTGCAGGTTGGAATACGTTTATGAGTTCTTCCGGTGATTTTTTCTTAAGTGGAAGTGGTGCAACTTATTTAACTTGGCAAAATGGATTACTAACTATTGCAGGTGCTATTAATGTAACAAGTGGAAACGCCGCAACAACAACTGCATTGAGTAGTAGTTTAACTACCGCAAACAATTTAGCTATATCAGCTTCACTTTCGGCATCCAATGCAGTTACATCGGGATCAGCTTTTGCATCAAACGCAGTTACATCAGGTTCAGCTTTTGCAGCAAATGCAGTTACATCAGGATCAAACGCAGCAGCAAATGCAGTTACATCGGGTTCAAATGCAGCTGCACGTGCTGCTACATCTGCATCTTTGAGTGGTAGTGTTGATCCGTTAACTCAACAGTTGACCAAAATTCCAACACCAGCTGGATCAGGTCTTTATTTAGGATCAAACTTTTTAGGTTACTACAAAAATGGTGCAGGTTGGAATACGTTTATGAGTTCTTCCGGTGATTTTTTCTTAAGTGGAAGTGGTGCAACTTATTTAACTTGGCAAAATGGATTACTAACTATTGCAGGTGCTATTAATGTAACAAGTGGAAACGCCGCAACAACAACTGCATTGAGTAGTAGTTTAACTACCGCAAACAATTTAGCTATATCAGCTTCACTTTCGGCATCCAATGCAGTTACATCGGGATCAGCTTTTGCATCAAACGCAGTTACATCAGGTTCAGCTTTTGCAGCAAATGCAGTTACATCAGGATCAGCTTTTGCAAGTAATGCAGTTACATCAGGTTCACTATTTGCTAGAGCATTGGCATATGGCAAGGTTCTGAATAGAGATGTAACTTTTATAGATAGTACAAATGGTACTTCACTTTATAATAATAATGGTGGTACTGCGGTAGTTCTTTCGTATCAATCTCCTCAAACCGATAGTCCAAATAGTGGTACATCTGGTAGAGAATTGGCAATCACATATAATACAGCAACATCTCTTGGATCATCTCCTGGTTATGGTGGGTTTACTTTTTATACACAAACTAGAGCAAATGCAATATTTGTAACAAAAATAATTGCAAAAATACCAGTAGGTAGATATATTTCATTTCATTCAAATGCAACCGGAGGAGGTACACAACAATGGTTGACAGATGTTAATGGAACAGGACAATATCAAGAATATGTTTCTTATCTAAAATGTGGTAGTGGTGGATCATTTTCTAGTACCAACTTTTTTGCAATTCAAGGTGGTGCAGATTCTACATTTACATGGTATGTTTCATTTGCTACAGTATATGATGTGACAGATAATGATATCCGAACAATGGAGGGAATCATAGCTGCAAGTGGTAGTGTTAGTCCTGCTTCTCAAAAAATTACAAAAGCAGCAACACCTGGAGCATCCGGTGGTGGTAGTGGATTATATTTAGGAAATAATAATCTTGGATATTATAGTGGTACAGAGTGGAAAACGTATATGGATTCAAATGGTAATTTTTACTTAGGTGGTACAGGCGGTTCATTACAATGGAATGCAGGAACTAATGCATTAAGTATTTCTGGAAAAATTACAGTTAACGATCCTACAAGTAATGTCGCAACTAATGCATCATTGACATCATCGCTTAATGCAAAGTATGATGCATCAAACCCAACTGGTTATCAAAATAATAGTGCAGCTAGAACAGGTGGTTCTGCGGGTGGTTGGACAATAGATGGTGATTCTATTTTTACAGGAACAAAAGATACATCAGGATATTCAGTAACTGGTATAACTTTATTTAGCGGTGGTTCTATACATGCACCACAATTCTATATTTCTACAGATGGTAATGCATTTTTTAAAGGAGATATTACAGGTGCAAGTGGTACATTTAGTGGAACTGTTACAGTTGGTGGAACTACTTTAACTACTGCAAATACTCTGAATTCTAATATTACTAGTGGAAATGTAACTGGTGCATTAGGGTATATACCGCCAACTGCTGCAAATGTTACATCATCGATAAGTCAAGTCAAAATTGGAGGTAGAAATTTACTTTTGAATTCACAGCCTGTTGTATATAATCAAATAGTAGGTGTACAAGCAAATAGTTCAACAATTACAGTTGATACTTCAAGAACTTGGAAAGGACAACCCACATTAAGGGTTGAGGGTAATGGTGGATTTCGTTTTCTTAATAATCCTATAATAGAACCATATACCGAATATATAGCGAGTATGATGGTAAGAGCTGATTCTACTTTTGTAGGTTCACAAACTTATCCATTACATATACAAGTTCCTGTCGATGGGCATTCGCATGAAGTTTTGGGAGATTATGATCAGATAGTTACAACGGATTGGAAACAAATATGGTTAAAATTTAGTAGTAACCAAACTACAAATACCACATTTCAACTTTATTTATATGCCATTAGTACTACACCATTTAATGTTGCATGGGCCAAATTAGAAAAAGGAAATAAACAAACAGATTGGACACCTGCTCCGGAAGATATTGCATCGGGTAGTATTGGAAATGTAGATATACTTAGTAGTGGAGTTCTTAATTATAATCCTGATTTTTCTATATCAACGGTAGATGGCAAACCGGCTGGAGCAATTGCTGCACATGGTACTTCTGATAATAACGTTATATCATTTTTAGATTCTAATAAAAATTCATTAAGATTATCAGATCCATCCAATACAACGATTGGATTTACTATGCCCGCAATACGATTGAATAAAGATGCACAATACAATATCACATTTAGAATAAAATCTAATACTACAACTACAAGTGGATTTTATTTTAGAATGCAAGAAATAGATGCAGAATTACCACAGGGATATACTAATATTGCAGCTACAACAGGTGGGCCCGGTACATATACTACAAGTGTTAGGCAGGTTACAACAGGGAATGGACTTACCATTGTAAGTGGTACTAATACCGAAAGTGGACCAATGACAACATCATATGTTACATATCAGATAACATATAAACCAACCTCAACTGCAATGTGGGCATCTCCGTTTTTTTTAAAATGGGATCCACAACCAGCATCAGTAGACCTACATGTAGATAGATTAACAATACAACAAGATACATCTATAAAAACACAAGGAAGTGTTGGTGGTTGGACAATTAACTCTAGTCAAATATATTCAGGTACTCCAGGAAGTGATGGGGCATTTAATGCAGGTGCAGGTATAACTTTGGGTGGAACTGGATATATTTCTTCTAAAAACTTTTACATAGATAGTAGTGGTAATGCCAAATTTAATGGTAGTATATCGTTTGGTGCAGCTGGTTCTGGAATAAACATGGCACCAATTAATATAAGATACAACCCATATTCATCGGGTTGGTCAGGTGTATCAGTATCTAGTTATTCTAATGTTTCTGATATTAATGGAAGTGTGCTTGAACAATCATTTAACTATATGACCGATCCTTTTGGTAAAACTTCATTGGGATGGGAATGTTATCCTTCGGGTGATAATGCAGATGATGGTGGATGGGAGTCCAGTCTATTTGCAATTGATAATAATAAAACTTATAAATTTATAGTATATGTTAGACGACATCAAGCACTTACAGGACAAGGAGCAGCCGGATACACATATTGGGGAGTGTATGGTTATGGTTCAAGTGGAAATGCGGGAGTAAAATATGTTGGAACTAATACCACAGAGGGAAATCCATATTTTTGGAATGGAAATGTTCCAGAACTTAATAAGTGGTATTTAATTGTTGGATATGTTCATCAAAAGAATTACCCAACATCAACTAATATTGGTAGAATATACGATTGCGAAACCGGTGCAGAGATAACGCCAACGGTTGGTGCAGCATATGTTCAAGATTATATGTGGACAGATGCAAATACACGAGCTCTACATAGAGCATATTTGTTTTACAATGCCACAGGAAATTCAAATACAAAATTTCAAGATTTATGGGGAGCGGCTGTATATGAAGTTGATGGTACGGAACCAGATTTAAATAGATTACTTGATAAAGGTAAAATGCTTGGCAATGGTAGTTATTCCGGAGGAACTTTTATGGATGGTAGAACTTTTTACGCACCAAACATATCAGGTTCAACGGGAGATTTTACAGGTAAAATAACTGCTACATCAGGTGAAATTGGTGGTTGGATAATTGATAGTGATAAATTATATTCACCCCCTTCTGGTTCAAATAATGTAATAAAAATGAAACTTGAACCAAACTCCATCAATCCACAATTTTCACTTTCCGATGGAGCGGGTGCACCTGCAGTTGTTATTAAAACAGGACAATTATTAGATGCGGCAGCAGGTGCTGCAAATATAACTGTAGCTTGGAATTCGGATAAATCTGGCTTTACGGCTGGTACTACTACAAATGATTTATTTGAAACAAAATATAATACAGCAGAGGCGTTTACAGTTAGTGCTACAGGTTTATATACAGGTACAATAACTTTAACAGCAAGAAATGCATTTACCCCACTTGCAAGTGGATATTATCGTTATGAGGTAGGTGCAATAATAACAGATGATCCAGGAATTGGAAATATTTTGTATCAGTCTAGTATTTCATTGATAGATAGTTTTAGTGAGATTGGTGTACAAAAAGCTTTTCCAGCCAGAACAAAAACAGTTGAAGTAACATTTAATTCCACAGGAACTTATTATATAGTATCATATTGGCAAAGACTTGTAACTGGAGATGTACCTAGTGCAACTTTTAATACGGTATCTCATGATTTTCCTACATTTACATTAAGTAAATCTACTTCGTATACAGAATTAACTGATTTTGGATTTCAATCTATAAGAAGTTCTACCAGATTTGTTAAAATACAAAGGGTTGGTTCTACGGATACTATGTTAAACGTTGGTGGCGATATTGAGGCAACTGGAAACATAACGGCATATTCATCCGATATGCGACTTAAAACAAATATAAACATATTACAAAATCCATTAGAAAAATTAAGTAAATTAAGTGGATTTACTTATAATTGGAATGATAGAGCAAATGAATTAGTAGGTTATGATACAAATGAATCAATTGTGGGTATGTTTGCACAGGATGTACAAGAGGTTTTACCTGAAGCGGTAAGGATTGCACCATTTGATAGTGATGGAGAAGGTAATTCAAAATCAGGTGAAAATTACTTGACAGTACAATATGAAAAAGTAGTTCCACTATTGGTAGAAGCAATAAAAGAACTTAAAAACGAAATTGAAGAATTAAAAACACAAATTAATAAGAAGTAGATGGCAATAGTTAGCTCTGGTCCAATATCATTTAGTGCGATAAACGTTGATAGAGGATATGCATCCAATGCTACATTAAGTATGAGAACGATTGCTGAATCGTATGGTGTATCGTTTGCATTGGATGGATCTAATCCAATATCCACTAATGAATTCTATGGTCTAACATTAGGGGGGCCCCCACCTCCACCGCCGCCACCTCCTCCGCCGCCGCCACCTCCGCCGCCACCACCTCCTCCACCATCGCCTACTTATGATATTGCTACATCTCCTACCAGTTATAATGAAGGTGATACCATAACGTTTACAATAACTACAACCAATTTTGGAACAGGAACATTATATTGGACAGTGGCAAACGTTTCAGGTCCTGTTACGGATGCAGATTTTTCATCTCCTTCAAATGTTGTAACTTCGGGTGGTAGTGTTAGTGTTGTAGATAATTCTGGAACATTAGTTTTAGTTTTAGCGGCAGATGGTACAAGTGAAAGTACGGAACTTTTTACAGTATATTTACGAACAGGTAGTACATCTGGAACAATAGTTGATAATATTACTATTGCTATAATTAATGTGGCACCTCCACCTCCGCCACCGCCGCC